TGGTGGTGTTAGGTAGCTGGGCTGTAACCTTTAGACCTCTTGAATCCTCGACCAGTTGCATAGTGCCACCTCGAAGGGAAGCTAGTGGCTCACCTGAGTCATGGTTCCAAAGTAGCTTTACCTCGTTGCGAGATTGTAGGGAACGCTTGAAAGCACCAGGGGCAACATACTCAATGAAGCCACCAAGGTCCTCGGATGGGCTGTTGAATACTGAGGCGTAGCCGGTAAAGGTCATGCCGTCACCCTCAGCCCTGACCTCGAAGTCAACGCTGTTGGTTCTTATCTCTGGCTCTTTAGCCTGTGGGCCGTCAATCTTTAGCGCGATTGCTCTAGCAACCTTGAGCCACTTGTTCTTGTTATCCATGCTGTTAGTTTCCTCTGCTCTGATTCTAGCAACTACTGAATCAGCGTAGTCTTGGGTTCTTTGCGCTCCACGCTTGGTTGGTCCTGATCCCCAAAGCAAGTGAGCCACTACACCTGCGGATGGGTAGTTGTCTGAGTCTGGGTTTGCATCTGGTGAGTCAAGGTCAACTAGGTGTCTAGCAATCCAAGCAGCGGTTCTAATCCACTTGTCATCTGACACGCGACCTTCAGCCATCTCTCTAGCTTCGCGAATAGTGCCAGGGGTTACGCCGTCACCAGCAAGACCTTCCTCGTAATACTCAAGTCCACGCCGAGCTGCTGCTCTCATGTAGGCAGGGGCTTCTTGGTTTATTGCTCTTGCCTCTTGTAAGTCATCGAGCTTGGTTAGAGTGCTGAACTTGTGACCGACTAGGACATCGGTTGCCACCCAGCCCCCATCGGTTTCTTGGTAAACCCTAATAAGGGCAGCAGGGTCATCCTCTGTGCCGGTAATTGTGAAGTCGCTGTCTGGCACATTGATCCTGCCATCTCGCGCAATCCTTACAACCTTGCCAGTAGCTCTACCACCTGATGAGTTCCAAGATACTGAGTCACCGATTGAAAGGGCATCTGGGGCAGCTCTGCCTTCCTCGGCAGGTTGCCAAGCGTTGCAGTAGTAGCCACCATCAACAAAGTCATCCCAACGCTCACACCAAGCTTTGTCGCCTTCAGCGTTTAGCCTTGACTCATCGTAAAAGAAACAGTTGCCACAAGCCCTGCCCTCTGGGACATCCTCAGATAGAGCTGGTCTGTAATTATCTGGCAGGTTAGCACCCTCGTCATCAGGCTCGTCAATTTCCTCGACCTCTTCCATCTCGACAGCAATCATCTTTGGTGTTGGTATCTTTTCAAGCTGGAATACATTTATGACCATCATCTTGTCGGTTGGCTCAAAGATGCCATCCTCGTAGTCAAATAATCTGACAACAGCAAACTGCTCTTGAACTGCCTCAACCTGAGCTGCAACTCGTGGATCAAGTGGTGCCCAAGATACAAAGTCGCCAACCTCTAGTGAGCCAACTGCTGCTCTTTCGCCTACAAACTCAGTTCCCTCGTCAATGCTGATAGCGACAGCTTGGTCAATGGCAGATTCTTTAGAGTCATGGCAACCGATTGACTCGCCATCCTCTTTCTCAACAGCCCAGTTAGGGCAGTCAGGATTTGTCTGTGTAATGTAATAGGGCATTTCTATACCTGCTTCAAGAATGAGACGGGGTGATTACCTTTAGTTGAAACAACATAGATATGCTCATTTGGATAGCATTGAAGCTCTAGTGAGTCCTCTTTGAAAAGTCTAAATCCATTTTCAGTTGTAACAGTTTCATTTCCAACATAAAGAGCAGTTGTGTTATCCATGTTGTGAATATGTATTCTCCAATCGCTGACTGAGCTTCCGTCAATCGCAATTCTGGCTGTGCCAGCAACTATTTGTCCTGTGGTAATCGGCAAAGTTAGACCTCGTAAACCGCTTCTGGGTCCTCTGGATTTATCTGAGCAATACCTTGTAGTTGGACAGTTGGCAATCCGGTGTGGGCAATCTCTGGCAAGCCCATAGCAGCCATAACCTCAGCAGGGTCGAATCCTGAGTTGACAAGTTTCTGCGCCATGTTGACACGCTTGTCGGTAGCTACTAGCTCGGCAGCATCAATGTTCACGCTGGCTAGTGGCACTCGAATAATCTCTCCGCCGTCAACTGGTGGCAAGTCCTCAAGTCTGCGGATGTCGTTGATGGTCAAGTATCCAGCCTGAAGTCCAACGCTGTAAGCAGTAAAGCGAGAGTTGGCATCGCCTCTTAGCAAGCCGTCAAGTGTGAACTTGATGAAGGCTGTTGATCCACCAGGCTCGTTAGCCATTAGAGGTGTGAAAGCTGACTCTAGTTTCTGCACGATTGGTCTAAGTGTGTGAGTCACAAAGGCGATGTTGTTTTGCTCAACGCTGGAATAGGTGTTAGTGCCTGGTAGTCCTAGCAGGTGAGGTGGAATGTTGAACGCGCGAGCCACATCCTCGACAGCCATTCTGCGTGAGTCAATGAACTGTGCCTTGTCATTTTCGACTGAGGTGTTTACATACTTAGCTCCACCAGATAGAACTCCGGTCTTGTGGGCTTTTCTAAATCCTTTGTGTCTTGCATCGAAGCCGTCAACAAGTTGCTTGGCTTGCTCAGGTGTTAGGTTGCCAGGGAACTCAATAATTCCTTGAGTGCTTGCGCCTTGACCAAAGAATCTAGCAGCGTATGACTCTAGCGCGAGCGCAAGTCCAAAGTTATCCTTTAGTGCTGTGACTCTTGAGATGCCTCTGGTTTCACCTGGTCTGACCACATCAGGAATGTGTATCATCTCGTTCTTTGTTAGTGGCTTGGGTTCATCCTGATGAATGTAAACAACTTCACCAACCTTGTTCTTGCGAATCTCAACCTTGGCTGGGTTTAGAACTGTCATGTTGATTACGCGACCAGAGCCATCTCTAAAGACTCGGACAAAGCCGTTGCCATCAAGCAACATAGAAACAATCAGCGATCCATAGAACGCCTCTTTGGTGGTGTCAATGTCAGGCTGTTGTACCCAAACTGGTCTAGGTCTAAAGGCAAAGCGCGCGCCATCTCTGCGGATGTATGAGTCAATCGGCAGGGTAGAGATTGTGTCAGAGATAAGGCTGACTGCTGAAAAGATTGCGTTTACTCTAAAGACAGTTTCAGGGTTGACTACTGTGCCAGATTGGTTTAGGACTTCAATGTCGCCACCGGTTCCCCAGATGGTCTGAAAGCTAATAGCTCTGGACTCGAAAAGATTGTTAAGCATTGGTTATTTCCTTTCGAGAGCCAAGCCAAATAGTAATGAAAATACACCAGCAAGAATTACGCCTACTGGTGGAAAGATTAGACCTGCACCGATGCTAATGCTCAAAGCCCCTAGCACTTGAAGTATGGTTGCCATGACCGCCTTAGATAAAGAATTGTGGGACAAGCTGTTCAGACTCTACTCTACCAACAGTTGCCCTATCAAAGGCGATTACAGCAGCAACAGCCGCGTCAATCTTTCTTGGTGAGCCTCGATTGTCTTTTACAATTCTTGGTCCAATCCTGTCGGTCTTGACTACTGCGTTGGTTAGGTGTCGCTCAAGTAGTGGGTCGCCATCGTGAATCATTGTCTGCTCAGTTACCGCTGTGTAGAACTTGGCACAAGCACCAACCATGCGACTTGGGCTAGTTGAAGGGAACTCGATAACAGGCAAACCCATCTCAGCCATGGCATCCATAGAGCGTTGCCAGCGATAAGGGTCGCAAGCTATCTCTTTTACATTGTGAGTTGAGCAGAATTGGATGATTACATCCTCAACTTCTTGGGTGTTTACACGCCAGTCATCGGTGTCCTCGGGTTGTTTTTCCCATGTCTTGATCATAAATAGGTAGGGCTTTTCATCCTCTTTGGGTATGGTGCAACCCATCAAGCTAGTGCAGTCACCATTGAATGAGCCATCAAAGCCGATAATGATGTCCTCATCTGGTCGCAACTCTCGCTGTTCGGCTAGTGGTTGCCAGGCTCCGTTAGGTAGCCAAGCGTTCATAGAGCTGACCCATTGGTTCAATCGCTTGGTTCTAAACTCTGGCTCAGGTGTTCGCCTAACAGCAGATTGAAAGTCATCGGCAGAAACTAAATCGTCATAACCAGGATTAGCTGTTTGCCACACCAAGGGATCTCTGTGGTCTGCCTCATCTGGTGCTGCCCACCAAGCCATAAAGAAGTTAGGATCAATCTGCTCGCCTGATGCCACTCGCTTGCCGTATTGGAATCGGGTGTAAGCGATAGAGTCTTGCCCTGTCATGTCTGTCTTTTGACCAGCAGTTGTGATGGCGATTAGCTGAGCAATGTTGCCTCGGTTACCCATAGCCAACTGAAACACATCAAACAAGGTTCTATCTTTGTGAGCGTGAAGCTCATCCATAATCACTCGGCTTGGGTTTAGACCTTCCTTGGAATAAGCCTCAGCAGAAACAACTCGGTAAACGCTGTTAGTTGATGGCACAAAGATGGCATCACGATACAAGGTGCAAAGCTCTGACAGCTCTGAGGTTTCGACCATGCGCTTAGCCTCACCGAATACGATTCGAGCCTGTTCCTTTTCAGCGGCTACTGAGTAAACCTCACCACCCTGGATGCCTTCAGCAATGAGCGAATAAAGCCCAAAGGCAGCAGAGCTTAGAGCCGATTTTCCGTTCTTTCTGGGCATCCCGATTAGGACTTCTTGGAACTGTAAGCCACCATCGGCATCCTTGGCATAGACACGCTTGACAAGTTCTCGTTGCCAGGGTCTTAGTAGTAGGGCTTCACCGGCTCTACCTGCCACTCCATCCTTACCGATTGAGCCAAAAGCCTCAGCAAACTCAATGGCATATTCGCCGTCACCTCTGTCAATACTCTCTTGATCCACAGGCGTAAGGTGAGCTGGAGGCCAGCTACTCACGCTTAGCCTTCTTTGCTAGAAGTTCCTCAAGCTTGCTCTTAGTCTTGGCTGATACCAGTCCAAGTCGGGTTCGGTCAGCAGGGCTGAATCCAAGCAAAGACAAGCTGTGGGTTATCTGCTTCTCAATCTCATTGGCTTGCCGATACCAGGTCGGGTCAGTTGGGTCACTTGCTATCTGGTCTTTGATTAGCTCGCGCCGGTCAAGCTGCTCGCAAACCATCTGGACAAGTTCGGTGTCAGTCCTAATGCTGATCCACAATTCACCGGCACCAAAGATGTTGTCCCAGAATTGCTTGCCAACAATACCTAGTTCGCGCAAGGGTTCGCGGTATCCGTAGTCCAAAGGTGCCAACGCATCGTTCAAAGGCAAGGCTCTTTTGCCAGGGTTACCCTGAATGATTTTTAGCTCAACTGGCTTGGGTGGGTTTGGCATGGTTCAAGCTTACCCCCGTTGGTTCTGAACTGCGGGCATACACAGAAGGT